AGAAGAGCAGAATAGCTCTTCTTCTAAAACTGAGTCATCTGACGAAGTTAATTCATCAAATAACCCAGAAGGCGAATGTAGCCTTTTGATGCTTGGCTTCCTCATGGATTGAGGAGTTGGCCTTGAAGCATTTGTGCAGGAAGATTTATCTCCTAGTATAAATGTAACATACCTTATTATAAAATAAAATATGTTTACTAATATCGATATAATCCTAAGATGGATTGCTCGACATTGGTATCCAAGTATACCTCGTGATATCTCTGGTGCTATTATTTCCTGGTGGATCATTAAGATCCGTCTGTGGATAATAACTTCTGGAGTCCTTACGACCATCAAGCGAATTAAAATAATTCGTTTGACAACCACTCGATACATATGTCAACAACCTTTATTGGTAAATGACGTAATGGTCGGGGTGACAAAAGATGGTTTTGCTAAAACTATACTTCCTTTAAAGGATTTTATAGATAGCAAGGATCCTCAACAGATGAGATTTGTTCTCACGCTTTTGGGAGTATCCCGATCTTTTCCATGTCCGGTAGCAGCAGATTATTCATCTATAACTGCTCCTTTTACTGGAACTGTTAAGACAATTGATAATGACTTTGTAGAACTCTTTGTTAGAGATTTTACTGGCCATTTCAATCCTCTTTTAGATCGTCCTAAACCTTCTAGCTCCTTCCTTTCTATGAAAGCGGGGCCAGCGGGTGGTCCGGCAATCCTATCAGCTGCTCTTGCAGCTGCAAACTTCACAGGTGTGAACTTGTGGGGTCTTGCCCAGATAGGAGGGGACCGATTTATGGCTTGGGTTAAGGATCTAAAATCCAGTGTTACTCTAACATTAAATGCTAGAAAACCTGGATCCCAAACCTTTAAGCAAGTTACCGGCTCTGCTCCAGTTGAGCTGAGAAATCGAAGATTTATCTCAGTTTACGATCCGGAGGCGAAACATCGTATAGTTGCATCTTATGATTATATATCACAATTTGCATTCCAACCATTTTCGCAGTTCTGTTTTGATACATTAAGAAGAATTCCTAATGATCGAACATATACTCAGGACCCTTACATCAACATGGAAGGGTGTCGTGGAATGAAATTTCATTCATTTGATCTCGACTCAGCTACTGATCGATTTCCAGTTCAGTTACAACAACAGTTGATAACCGAAATTGCAGGTCCGGCATATGCCGCTGCCTGGAAATCATTGATGGTTTCCGAGCCTTTCTTGGCTTGGATCCCGGAGGGCTCTCACTCTGTACCTAAATTACTTAAGTACTCTGTGGGACAGCCAATGGGAGCTAGATCCTCATGGGCAGTTTTCACATTGTCTCACCATATGGTGGTTCAATATGCTGCTTATCTTGAAGGGGTTTACCCCTTTAAAGATTACATCCTATTAGGTGATGATATAGTTATATATCACACTCAGGTTGCAGAGAGATATTTAGCAATCATTGAAAGCCTTGGAGTGAAAATCTCCAAAACGAAATCTCATGTAAGTTTTGATACTTATGAGTTCGCTAAGAGATGGTTTCATAAAGGGATAGAGATATCCCCGATTCCAATCTCTGGTTTTGTCAGCAACTGGTCCGATCCCAAACTCTTATATCAATCAGTTTATGATTTATATAAGGTAGGGCGGGGGCCGAGATCAACTATAAACTCTATTAGCTTAACAGTATCGTTAATCTCCTCATTGAGAAGACCAAAAATGACTGTTGAGTCTGGTGGGTTCTATGAATTCTGGGATATAGGATCACATCGATCCTTGAGTGGTTTCTATAAGATTCCACTCGCGTATACCGCCAAAGAAATCAAACGTTGGACTAGAGAGTTCGGTCACCTTAATTTGGTGCTTCGAAATCTTAATCAGTTCGATTATGAACTCACTCGGGCATTCTTCGCTAACGCGACGAAAGCTAATGAGTATATAATACCATCAAATGAGGCAACTCTTATCAAAGAATGGATAAGAACTTCATCTGGGGTTGTGAATGGAATGGCTATGGCAGCACTTAAGAAACTTTCTAAGTTCTATAGTGAATTTAAAGAGGCTTATGTGTCTGCTACAGAGCATTCACGTTTAGAATCTACAAATGTAGATATATCTAAACACCCATTGACCTGGGCTGTGTATAAAAGTGTTAACTTTTATCACGCTCAGAATAAAGCAATGGGTTATACGACCGATCTTAACTCGCAATTGGAAACAATAACTTTATTGGATCCAGCGAAGCTTTTAGATCGAGATAGAGAAGCTGAAAGAATGATCTTTCTCTACTCTACTCTTGGTCGTAAATTGGCTAACCAACTTTCAACTGATCATGATTTGATCATATCGAAAGCCCGGACTATGCAATTTGGTCGAGCGTTGCTCGATATCAAATTACTTTTTGAGCGGGAATATCGGTTCTTAAAAACTGATACTTGGTACTAAATGTGGGAAGAGCTGCATCTTAACGTCACTCAGACGTAAACTGATGAGATTACCATATTAAGGTGTGATCCTTGGAATTAATCCTATAGTGGATTAATCAGGGTGGGGACCTTAATCAAGTCAATTCTGGAGGGAAGATTTAATATAGATCTTCTTGTCTATGGACCCGCGAGGGAGCCATAAAGAAATGACATAATACCGCTAGG